AAATTGTCCACTACCTATTCGAGTTATAACGACTGTAATCTGGACAGATTAGGAATACTAATAACACAAGAGTAAAGCCTTTTTTCACTTGAAAGTACATGGATGTCAGACGCGACGAGCCCTATCTTGAAAGTGGAACCCAATATTGTCCCAACTGTGAACGAAAAGAAATCAACTGCGTTTGTGAAACAATTCGCCCACGAGCAGAGCCCCAGCGGATGGTCTTGGACTCTAACGACGAAGACGGATCAGAACGCCAATCTGACACTGGCGGCGACAATGACGCATATAGTGTCACCTACGATGAGCACTCATGCGACGAAGACGATGGGTCTCTTGCTTCCGAAGTTGAAGAGAACGATGATGGACGTGCTGGGATTGACGGAGAAGAAAGCACGGACGACGAAGAAATTGGAGCCATTGCCGATTTCCTTGCTGGAGGAAAGTGGAGATTGAAATAATAAACGTTAGCCCCCTGCGGGGGCGGCCTTTAACATGATGACTCTTATCCCAGAAGTTCAAGCATAGCGGTGGAATGCTCTAAGTCTAGGTCGCCGCGCCCCAGAGGGGCGGCTCCTTTGTTAATTTAGTTAGTTAATTTCAAAATATAGGTATAAGGGTGGTGTGGGTGGGATGAGTAGGAAGCACGGGTGATTAATATAGTAAATTTCCCACAACGAAAAGTCGTAGAAAAGTGAAAGAGCTTCGCGCCAAAACACAATTTAAACGATTCCAAATGTACGGTCGAAAGAACTTTCAAGGCTTTCAAATGGGCAAATTTCGAGGAGGCTATCGTTCCTCAGGACAAAAATACCGTAGCGCTGCTTATGCTGCTCGAGGACGAAACTTTGCAGCTAATCGACCTTCTACAACAAGCCGAGCGGGTTATCGCCGCTACAATCTGCGATCTGCGCTAAATGCACGCACCGGAGGACTTCTTGGAATTGAAAAGAAATTCGTAGACTGTGCTGTAGGAGCTGTTATCACTGCTCCAACTGCTGCCACTGGTGGCGAATTCCCACCTGGTTCAGGAATCACGGGATGTTACACAGCCCCAGCTCAAGGAGACGGCCCTTCAAATCGTGATGGAAACAAGATCGTTGTTTGCGAAATCAATTGCATCGGAACAATCGTTGTTCCTGCTCAAATCAATCAGACTACAGCTGATGACTCTTGCGTGGTTTACATGGCATTAGTACAGGATACTCAGACGAATGGAGCTCAACTCAACTCTGAAGACGTATTCAGCAACCCAAGTGGAAATGCTTTTAATGCAGCCAATCCTCTGCGCAACATGAGCTATACATCTCGATTCAAGCTTTTGGCAATCAAGAAGAAACAACTACGAATTCCAACTTTAACTTACGATGGAACCAATATCGAACAAACAGGATTTCATAGCCCAATTCAACTGAAATGGAAAGGCAAGATTCCAGTTACATTTACGACTGCGTCGACCACGGCAGACATTGCAAACGTCACGGATAACTCAGTCCAACTGGTTGGCTTCTGTTCAAATGCAAGCATGATACCTGCTTTCTACGGAAATGTGCGAACTCGCTTTTACGGCTAATTTACTCTGGATAAACATTGAACTCACGGAGTACACGAACAACAATAAAACGAGCTTTTAAAGCATCCAAAGAAGCAGGATTCATTGCAGCCACATGATGATAACACTCTTCAATAGTCTTATTAGACAACACAATACACGGCTGATTGCGCGTCTTAATAGCATGACCACCTTTGGTATTAAGCATAACAGAAGGGATTGACTGTTCACAGAACGTCTTCATTTGAGAAGGAGTATACTGCCCCTCAAACTCATTGAAAACAACAAGATCACAAAGATTCGAAAAATTGCAAAACCAACCATCCATAGGAGGATAATACGTACGAACCATCTTAGACAATTGACCAGAAAGACGAGACTTTCCAACAAGAGGAGGACCAACAATCCACAAATGTTCTTGACGATAATCACGAGGTACAAGAATATTACGTTCAATCCAATCACAAATACGTTGAACTGATTCATCATGCAAATCACCAAATTGAAGACCACGCTCATAAACAGGAATACGATACGGTTCAAGAGCAACAGGAGGGCCACCTAGCCAAATAGAACGAAACTGTTGAATATGATTCAAGTGGACTATAGCCCATTTGCCATGGTCTTGACATATCTCAAAATCAGTCTTGCCAGCCTTGATTGCAGCGATAACGAGCTCAGTAGGTCGAGGCTGATCAGCCCCACAAGGATTCACACCATCCTCAAGGAAATCGTTCTCCTTTTGAACATACTTGATAGCTCGGTCCATATTGATTCTACCAGCCTTGATCGGTTTGATATTTGGATGAGCATCAAACATCCAATCAAAATAGTCAGCTCGATGAATATTCAAGCGCTCTTGAAATTCAATAACGAGATGATAATGATGACCTCCATCTTGATGAAGTTCATGTCCAATAAGATAGTACTTTGTTGGAGGAAGATAAGCAAGATGATAGCCCATCAACTCGTCGATGTGCTCATAATGTCGAACTTGAGCAAAGGTAAGAATAACCTTAGAAGTAGCGAGACGGAAGCGAGGCACGTCCATCACCGCACAGTGCACAAGTGCACAACTATACATACATAATATTAGTAGTATGTATAGTTGTTTCGGCGAAAAGTTATAAATTGTCCACTACCTATTCGAGTTATAACGACTGTAATCTGGACAGATTAGGAA